TAGTCTAGCCCAACTAGAAAAGCAGAATGAGAGACTTGCTAGAATTGAAAATGCATCTATAGAGACCGCAGATGGTACCCAAAAAATTGCAATCAACTCGTTAATATAACTAAATATATAATATACAGAGAACCTATACCATATGTCATATAAAAAGAAATTTCTAAACAAGAGCGGTGTATCAAGTCCGATATCTGGAGGCAACAGTAATTCCGGGTCTTGGAACGGTGTGGGTGCTTCAGAAGAAGGTTATTCAAATACTGACTTCGGCTACAAGAATTACATGAGTAGACTTCCTGAAGTTTACACAGGACATCCTAACAGAATAGAAAGATATAATCAGTACGAGATGATGGATGTTGATGCTGAGATTAATGCGTGTTTAGATATCATTGCAGAATTCAGCACACAAAAGAATGATCATAATCACACACCATTTAACTTTGAGTTTAGAGATGAGCCTACTCCACATGAGATGGACTTGTTATCTAAGCAGTTACAACAATGGTGTAAGTTAAATGAATTTGATACTCGTATGTTTAAGATGTTCAGAAACGTCATCAAGTACGGAGATCAAGTTTTTGTAAGAGATCCAGAGAACTTTAAACTCTACTGGGTTGATCCAGAGAACTTTAAACTCTACTGGGTTGACATGGTTAAAGTCATTAAAGTTATTGTTAATGAGAGTGAAGGTAAACTTCCTGAGCAATATGTTATTAAAGACTTAAACATTAACTTACAGAACTTAACAGTTGCACAAAAAACAAACACAGATTTTGCCGCTAATCCAACAACAGGATTAGGTGGTACTGGTGGCGGTGGCGGAGCAGGTGGAGGCGGATATACTGTCCCATCTATGCCATACAACACATCAGGTAGTAGATTTACATTAGGACAAGCAGAATCAGCAATCGATTCTAATCATGTTGTTCACTTGTCATTAACAGAAGGCTTAGATCGTTTCTGGCCTTTCGGACAATCAATCTTAGAGAACATCTTTAAAGTATATAAACAGAAAGAACTGTTAGAAGATGCTATCTTAATCTATCGTGTACAACGTGCACCAGAACGTAGAATGTTTAAGATTGATGTAGGTAATATGCCTAGTCACTTAGCAATGGCATTTGTAGATAGAATAAAAAACGAAATTCACCAAAGACGTATTCCAAGTATTCATGGTGGGCAGTCTGTAGTTGATGCTACATACAATCCACTATCAATGAATGAAGATTACTTCTTCCCAGTTACGTCAGAAGGTAGAGGATCATCTATCGAAGTTCTCCCAGGTGGACAGAACTTAGGTGAGATTGATGACTTGAAATACTTTAATAATAGATTAGCAAGAGGACTGCGTGTACCTAGTTCATACTTACCCACAGGTCCTGACGACAACACAACACCTCTTAACGACGGTCGTGTTGGTACTGCTATGATACAAGAATTTAGATTCAATCAGTACTGTGAAAGACTACAGAACTATATCTGTCAAAAACTTGATGAAGAATTCAAACTATTCTTGCGTTGGAGAGGATTCAACATCGATACTCAGATGTTTGATTTATCGTTCAATCCTCCTCAGAACTTTGCCGCTTATCGTCAGAGTGAATTAGATACAGCATGAGTTAGTACCTTTGGTGCAATGGAAGCATTCCCTTATGTTTCTAAACGTTTTGCACTAGAAAGATTCTTAGGATTGACTGAAGAAGAAATCAATGAAAACGAAAAACTTTGGGCAGAAGAAAATACAGAAGCACAAGATGCTGATCCGCAAGGATCTGATCTTAGAAACATTGGAGTATCTACAGGAGACTTTGATGCAGATATAGAAACTGGTGAAGAAATTGAAGACCAAGAAAATTTAGATGATCTTGGAGACCTTGATACAGCAGGTCCAGTAGGTACCCCGGGTACTGCCACTGGTTCAATTGAAGGTGCTGGAGAAGTAGGCCCTGCTCAAGGCGTCTAAGAGATAAATAAAGATATGAAATTATTTGAAATGTTCGATGCGGCAACACCAGGATACCAAGAAGTTGGAGATGACAACTCCAAACCTATTTGGAGAACATCTAGGAAAACAAAACTTACATTAAGTCAAATCAGAAAGTTGCGTAAAATGTTAGACGTAAGAAATTACGAAAAAGCAAAGCATCTATCTAAGGTCAGAAATCAATACGGCGCCAAGCCAGAAGCAGAAGCCGGACCGAGCATTTAATAGATTAGAAATTTCAGTTTTTATCTGAAAAAGCCTCTTTTTACCTCAAATCATCAAAAAACGCAAAAAAGTAGCACTTAAATAGCACTTTTTTATACTACACACTAAATATCTCTACAAAGCCATACTTTATTATATCAGGAGAACATGGAAATGGAAAACAAGAAATTTGAACAATTAATCGATCTCATTATTAATGAAGACGAAGAACAGGCGAAAGAACTGTTCCACGAAATCGTGGTTGCTAAATCTAAAGAGATTTATGAATCAATCATGGAAGACGAAATCAAGGATTCTGATGACCTCGAAGAGGGCATGGGCGGACAAGTCGGTGATCTTGCTGACGAAATCCAAGCAGAAGAATCAGGCATTGCTGAAGACGAAGAAGAAATCGATATCGATTCTGAAGAAGTCTTTGACATCGAAGGTGATGATGAAGTAGATGCAACACTTGATATCGAAGCAAACTCATCTGAAGAAGTAGAAGATGCAGTTGTAAGAATTGAAGACAAACTTGATCAATTATTAGACGAGTTTGAAGAAATCATGGCAGATGAAGATGAACTCAAAGGCCGTGATGACGAAATGGATGCTGACCTACATGACATCGAAGATAAAGAAGATGACATCGAAGGCGACATTGAAGACCAAGAAGTAGACGTAGACGTTTCTGTTGACGATGAAGAAGTAGTTGCTGAAGCAATTAATCTTCCTAAAGTAACAGCACATATGGGAGACAACGGTTCAAATACTAAATCTCCAGTAGACGCAAACTCAGGTCAAAAAGGAATGGACTGCTAAAGACGTAGATGGCGCATCTTCATTCCAGAATGTTCCCGGTAATAACAAGGGACCTAAACTTAGTGCCGCACCCAAGCCCGTAACATCACAGGCTGAAGGTACAAACACTAAATCTGTAATAGACTAAGGAACTGATACAAATGGCTTTGTATCTTAAAGAACACTTAACATTCGACCGTGCGGAAATGATGGTCGAATCAGTTAAAGAAGGTGATTCAGATTTGAAGACTCTTTATATGAAGGGTATCTTCATTCAGGGAGGGGTAAAGAACGCAAATGAACGTGTTTACCCCGTAACTGAAATCGAAACTGCTGTAGACACCTTGAATGATCAGATAAAAGACGGTCATTCAGTACTAGGTGAAGTAGACCATCCAGATGATTTAAAAATAAACTTAGATCGTGTTTCACATATGATTACTAATATGTGGATGGACGGGCCTAACGGCTACGGCAAATTAAAGATTTTACCGACTCCAATGGGGAAGTTAGTTCAGACCATGTTAGAGTCAGGGGTAAAACTCGGAGTATCTAGTAGAGGTAGCGGAAACGTTAACGATTTAGATGGCCGAGTCAGTGATTTTGAAATAATCACTGTAGATATTGTTGCCCAACCAAGTGCTCCTAATGCATACCCTAAAGCAATATACGAGGGTCTTATGAATATGACCAACGGACATAAAGTTTTAGAAGTTGCAAGAGAAGCAAGAGGCAATAAACAAGTAGAACGGTTTTTGAAAGACGAAGTAACTCGTCTTATCAAAGACTTAAAAATCGACTAAAAATAGAGGGGAAATCAGCATGTTAGATGCTATCAAACCATTAATTGATTCAGGTCTTATTAATGAAGATGTTGCAGGTGAATTAGAAAGCACTTGGGAATCTAAATTAACTGAGGCTAAAGATCAAGTTCGTGGTGAACTCAGAAATGAATTCGCACAACGATACGAACATGACAGAAGTGTGATGGTGGAAGCCCTTGATAAGATGATTACAGAATCTCTAAGTGAAGAAATTAAAGAATTTCACGAGGAGAAAACTGCAATTAACGAAGACCGCGTAAAAGCAAAAATGAAACTTAAAGAAAGTGCGAAGAAATTTAATAACTTTATGGTAACTAAGTTAGCAGAAGAAATTAAAGAACTACGTGCTGATCGTAAGATTCAGTTGGAAAACCAAGATAAACTTCAAAAGTTTATTGTTCATGCATTGGCTAGAGAGATCAAAGAATTTGCTCAGGATAGACAAGCAGTGGTAGAACAACGAGTCAAGTTAGTAGCAGAAGGACGCACAAAACTAGAAGCATTGAAAGACAAGTTTGTCTCTGAAAGTGCCGCTAGATTGAGCAAATCTGTCGCATCTCATCTTAAAGGTGAGTTATCACAACTTAAGGAAGATATTCAAATTGCAAGGGAGAATAACTTCGGTCGTAAGATATTTGAAACATTCGCAGGTGAATTTAGCACAACTTATCTTAATGATAAGGCTGAAACACGTAAGATCGTTTCTGTATTAGAAGACAGAGAAAAAGAACTTGCTGAATCAATGGAAAAACTTGCGAAAGCAACGCAAATCATTGAATCAAAAGAACGTGAAGTTAACATTATTAAAGAATCTACTCAACGTGAAAAGACTTTAGACAATTTAGTGTCATCTTTAAACAAAGAGAAGGCTCAAGTAATGCGATCTTTATTAGAAAGTGTTCAGACGCCAAAACTGAAGAACGCATTTGATAAGTATTTACCAGCAGTATTGAACGAAGGAAGTACAAAAGAGAAGACTGAAAAGGCTCCTCTTACTGAATCTGTTTCAACTGTAAGAGATGGTAATAAATCTGCCAAGAAAGAACAAGAGGTTGAGGTAGATGACAGCAATGTTATCGATCTTAAGCGCCTGGCAGGGCTTTAATATAAACTAGACATAGAATTTAGGAGAAAATAACCATGTCACAAGTACTCTTAGAAAGCCGTTGGGACGAGACAAAAGACGCCCTGTTAGAAGGCTTAAAAGGCACTCGCCGATCAACAATGGGTGTTGTCCTTGAAAACACTCGCAAAGGTCTCTTAAATGAGAATGCTACCGCAGGTAGTACCTCTGCAGGAAATATTGCTACACTTAACCGTGTGATTTTACCAGTAATTCGTAGGGTTATGCCTACTGTTATTGCTAACGAACTAGTCGGCGTTCAGCCAATGACTGGTCCTGTTGGACAGATTCACACTTTACGTGTACGTTACGCACAGTCTTTGACTGATAATTCAGCAGCCGCTACTTCTGTAACTGCTGGTGAAGAAGCATTATCACCATTCAAAATTGCACAAGCATACTCACGTACTGCTAGTGGAACTGCGACTACTACTTCTTATACAGGTGCTGATACAGCAACTTTAGAAGGAAACGGTGGTAAGAACATCAGTGTGCAAATCTTACGTCAGGCAGTTGAAGCCAAATCACGTAAGTTACAAGCACGTTGGACTTTTGAAGCCGCACAAGATGCTCAATCTCAACACGGAATCGATGTTGAAGCAGAGATCATGGCCGCTTTAGCACAAGAAATCACTGCTGAAATCGATCAGGAGATTTTACTATCTCTTAGAACGTTGGCAGCAACTGAGTTCACTTATAACCAGGCAGCGGTATCAGGTACTGCTACTTACGTTGGTGATGAGCATGCCGCATTAGCAGTTCTTATCAACAGAGTTGCAAACTTGATTGCACAAAGAACACGTAGAGGCGCAGGTAACTGGGCTGTCGTTTCTTCTGCCGCATTAACTGTATTACAATCTGCTACTACATCAGCATTTGCACGTACAACTGAAGGTACTTTTGAAGCACCTACTAACACTAAGTTTGTTGGTACGTTGAACGGCGCTATGCGTGTTTTCGTTGATTCATATGCTCCTGATACTCAAGCAGTATTAGTTGGATATAAAGGATCATCTGAAACTGATGCGGCGGCATTCTACTGCCCATACATTCCATTAATGAGCAGTGGTGTTGTACTAGATCCATCAACATTCGAACCAGTCGTTTCATTTATGACACGTTACGGATATGTAGAGTTAACTAACACTGCATCTTCATTCGGTAACGCGGCTGACTACGTTGGTGAAATCGCAGTTCAAAACTTAACTTTCCAATAAGCCGATTATTATATAATCAACTTATTATAAGTTTTAAGGAAGAGTCATTAGGCTCTTCCTTTTTTTGTGGTTGCCCTAAATTATAGTAAATACTTGACAATACTAACCAAAGGTTGTATAATAGTAAGATAAGTTTGGAGAACACATATGGCGAAAAGAATCTTTAGAATTGAAGCCGGCAGATACGGCGGAGAAACAGTAATAGGCACAGTAGACGAAGAATTTGTCTCAATAATGCTAGAAGAAGACCAAGAAGAACTCATTGATACCTGTACCAGTGCTGACGAAGAGGACTTTAAAGGAACACTTCCTTATGAAGGTTATTATATGTGGGAATGCGATGATATAGAACATCTTAATTCAGCATATGCAGACAGTGGATTTATTGTTACTGAAGTAACCAATGAAGATGACAAATATGCATATTCAGAAACTGAAACTGATTTTGAGCCAGTAGCATGTCTTTATGGTAGAGAAGCATATTCACAAAACAGTGAGCCTGATTGGGACGATATTGACAAAGAAAAAGATGATTATGTTCCTGTGCTAAGTTTTCACAGTTCTGAGAAAGGTAATTTTGGTTGCTGGTTTATAGAAACAGAAGGTGAACCATTCGACAAATATAAATTCACATATGGTATCGTTGAAACTAATATGGGAGAATTTATTGATAGAGTTTACTATGATGGTAAAGAACTAGAATGTGAATATGATTATTCTGATAGCATCGGTAAGGCTTATTATGCAGAAGTAGGCTGGATGAATAGAAGATGGCATGATAGTTATGACAAATATGATGAAGATCAATTAGACTCTATCTACTGGGAAGACTTTGCAGACAACGTAGAGTATGAAAAGAAAGAAGCATCGACTACAGTTCCTTTAAATATTTCAGCAGATGAAATTGTAGGAGAAGTAGGAACAATCGAAAACCCAGGAGACGTAGATCCTAGCATTGAACCAATCAACGAACCACCTGTTGTTAGTGAACAAGAAGCAGACTCATACAAAGAACTACAAGATCAACTAACTCAACTTAACGGTCACGGAGATGGTAGAGGGGAAGACGGCGAAGTACTTTAATGGCTAGATGTCGCCCAGAAGATTGTAATTTAGAAACAGACAACTTAACTATAATTTGGTATCATAATTATTCAGGTGGCAAGTTTATGGCTAATTGTCTGAGTCTATCTGATCATGGTTTATTCGGTCACAGAGAAATGACTGAAGCACAACTTAGAGGAGAGTTCTCTCCAGATGATAAATTAAATTATTTGTTAGGTCAACTAGATGAAATAGAAAAAGGTATTTATTGGACCGATCTTAATATATCAGATAATTTCTTTTTTGGTTTTGATAAAAAAGATTACATCGATCCTTGGAGAGGTATTACATATCATAGTTATGTCAAAGATGTATCTTATGGTGATTATAAATTTTTTATAGCATCACATTTTAATCCAGAAGTTATTGAAATTAAAAAGATTTGGAAAAATGCAAATATTATTTTGTTTACAGAACCACATGGTTATGTAGAAAAACGAGCAAAAAATGATCCTCAAATTAGAGTCTTCTATGATCGATTAGAGTACTATGAAGAAAATCTCGCAGAAATGAGATCATTGCCTAATGTTGTTTATGAATTCGATGTGCGAAAGTATGAATCTGAAACAGAAACATTAGATGCAGTAAAAGAAATGTATGATATATTAGGAATAAAAGGATACGATAGAGAAAAACTTGCTACTTATTATAATCACTGGTATAACAAAATCGAAGAAATTAAATACGAATCGTAGAATCTACAGACATTTCCATTTGTTTTTTGCCTTCTCGTAGTTTCTTATTACGCAACCTACTACAATTAGCACAGATTGTCAATATGTTTTCTTTTGCTTTGTTTGTAGGATCAAAATCTCTATATGCAATATCTAACTGAATTAAGTCTTCAGGCACAAACCCACATTCAATACACATAGTATTTTTCATTGGTATCTTTTTATTGTAGATTGCTTTAGCACAGTCTGTACAATATTTGTGCCATTTCTGGAAGCCATGTTTACTGATACCATTTGGTTTCACAAAAGATATGTTGCAATTAGTGCATTTTGGTCGTGCAGGCTGTCTTGTAAGCATATTTTTATTTATTAAAAAGATTCATAGGGTTCTTTTTTATGAAGGTGTTTTTATTATATCAGCATAAATACAGTGTACAACAAATGGAATCTACACATGGCCGCAGACAAATTTAATGCATTAACAGGGTATTCAGTAGGACTACCCTCAATAGACGTAGTAGCCGCAAATGGTAATATAGTTACAAATCACAATTACCCTGCAGGTAACGTCACATCTAACAGTGTTTATGCAAACAATTACTACTATGCAAACGGTGCCTCATTTTCAAGTGATCCTGCAGGATCAAATACTGAAATTCAATACAATAATAACGGTGTATTCGGTGCAAGTGCAAACTTAGTTTTTGATTCAGCAACAGATAGATTAATAACACGCAACCTCTCAGTCGTAGGGGGCAATACACTATTAGGTGATGTACAGACTGTAACAATACTAGGTGGAACAAATGGTTATGTTTTACAAACAGATGGCGCAGGTGGATTAAGTTGGACAGCACAATCAGGTAATGGTGGCGGTGGAGGCAATGGATCCCCAGGTGGATCCAACATGCAAGTTCAGTTTAATAGTGCAGGTTCATTTGCTGGTGATGCAGGTTTTATTTACGATGTAGACGATGATCTATTGACAGCAACTCATATCTCAGGTGAAGCCGGCAACTTATCTAACCTAACCTACTCAAACATTACAGGTATAGGAAACATATCAGCAATCAATCTTACAGGAGCAAACAATACTGTTTTATATGCCAACGGTGTGTTCGCAGATATCTCAGCAGGAGCAAGTGCAAACTTTGCTAACTATGCAGGTAACGTTACAGTTGCTAGTCAACCGAATATTACTTCTGTAGGAACATTAACAAGTCTTCAAGTCGGTGGAGGATTATCTGTAGTAGGTAACATCGGCGGAGCCAATATTGCAATCACAGACACTGCTACATTTACTGGTCCAGTAACCATTGATTCTCTTGGATCACTTGCAGTATCAGGTAATGCAAACTTAATGACATCACCTAACATAGAACTTCCAGTAGCAAACTTACATATTGACGGTGGACTCAACGGATATGTATTAGCAACTGATGGTGCAGGAACTCTTTCTTGGACTCTTAACTCAGGTGGTGGAGGCGGAGGTTCACCAGGTGGAGCCAACACGCAAATACAGTTTAACGATTCAGGTTTGTTTGGTGGAGATGCAAATGTAGTCTACAACAAAACAACAAACACGATGACAATGGCAGGCACTCTTGTTGCTAATAACATGACAGTAGGTTCTGGCGCCTACTCATTCAGAACTACAAAAGTTAAGAATGGTGTAACGACAACAACATCAGCAGTAGAAATTTGTGCAACAGAAGCATCTACTGTATCAGCAGTTGATTATACAATTGTTGCAACTGATCCTGCTAACTCAGCCAGACAGACAGTTAAAATAACCTCAGCCGTTTACGGTACTACTGTAAATTATTCTGAGTATGCTACCATTTCCGTAGGAAGTTTGTTAGCAGATTTCGCAGTACAGTATGTTCCAGGTGATGCTTTTAGAAATGCTCAAGTAGTTTTATATGCTACTCCTGCAACTACAAATGAGACCACTTACAAGATTTTATTAGAAGAATATTCGTCTTAAAAATAAAAGGACAATAAGTCCGTGTTTAGAGAGAGTTTTTCTGTGTAAGACATAAATACTAATTATAGTTTACGGAGACCAAACCATGGCAATCAAAGCATTTAATTCGGTAGCGGGATTCTCAGTAGGAGAAACCCCGGCCAACATAATTTTATCGAACGGTTATATCACTACTAATGGAGCAACGTTTACAGCAAACATTGCGGCATTAGGTGTTTTAACCGACAACTTATATTACGCAAACGGCGTACCTTGGGACTTACAAGAACCAGCAGGTGCTAACACTCAGATACAGTTTAATGATGACCAAGACTTTGGTGCATCATCTAAATTAACATTTGATACCGCGACTGCTAACTTAGACGTTGACGGAAATCTTAATCTTACAACAGGTAAGTATTACGGTGACGGTTCTGCATTAACAGGTATTGATGCAACAGGTATTCAAAATGGAACATCAAATGTTCGTATACCAGTCGCAGATGGCAACATTGAATTAAATGTTGGTGGCGGACTTGAAGCAAACATTACTTCAACAGGAGTAAATGTTGCAGGTACACTGAACGTAACAGGTATTGTTACTGTACCTAGTACATCTGGTGCTATCGACATAGCATTAGGAACTCCGACTCAAGGATCTTTAACATCTAATGCTTTAACTTTAACAACAGCATCATCGGTCTCTAATTCAATTGCTCAGTTAAACAATGTATTAGGTAAATTAGTTCCATCAAGTCCAGCAGATTTCCCAGGTGGACAAAGCATTACTATTGCAAGTACATCATCATACAGAATGGCATCCGGATTCACTCAGCCAGATAACACAGCAGGTGGAACAGCGGCAGTGTCAGCAGGTACAACAGTATCTAAAACACGTAGATCCTCATCATACAATGTTAATGCTATCACAAATACTGGCCCAGGTGATTCAGGAACAATCTCTGTTCAAAAGAATGGTTCAGCCGCAGGTAGCAGAACTTTAACTACTTCTTTAGATGGCAACGGAACTTACACTGATCTGATTATTACAAACAACGTAGACTACAATGTAGTTGATTCAAGTGTAGCGGCAGGCTTCTGGTCAGTCTTTACAGCAGATGCATCAGGTACTGTATCAGATGGTTGGAACGAAGTATTAATAGATGATACAGCAACAGCATCTACGAACAAAGAAACTTGGTACTATGATTCATCGAATCCTGGTACACCTCAGTTTTCATCAACATCTATTACTGCTCCTGGTGGCCCTAGTTATACATACAGTTCAACTGTACCGCATTATAACAACACAAACGATTTTGCTATTGCATTTAATGTTAACAGACTATCAGGTAACATGTACCCAACAAGTGATACATTCGTAACAGGATCAAGTGGCGGAGCATTTGGTTCACCAAGTAGTGTTACATATGCAACTGCTGGAGTAACAACTCCATTAGCACAAGACTTACATGTATCTTCAGGAAGTCAAGCAGTAACAACTACAGCATCTATTATTTCAGGATTCGGTTCAAGTGCATCGGGTCCATCAGTATCAGTCTTCAACTCTTATGCAACAGGTGCACAGACATTCAATCCTGGAAGCACAGTTCTTTATAAGACCGGTACTGCATCTTCTGCAAGTAGAATTGAAGAAGCAAACGTTTATATCGGTTCAACAATTGGTTCTGGATCAGGGTTAGCACAACGTATTGAAAACCCAGGTTCAACTGATACACCTAGTTTCTCTGCAAGTGCAACTGTGTTTAACAGTGAGACTTCAACATTAGAGACATACGACTCAACAGTCGTAGGTGATGTATTAAGCCACGATGAAACTGATTATTCTTCTGGTTATTTACCAGTAGGACCTGACTTATCAGCAGGTAGATCAGGAGCACAATATTTTACATTCAAATTTGTAAGAACATCAACATCGAAGTTTGATGTTAAATTTTCAGGAACATTGGCAGGTTGTTGGGTAGCAGTACCCGGATCAACAATTGACTCAGCATCTTCATTGAACGGTTGGGTTGATATGTCAACATCTTACGCGGGAGCAGGTGTCCCCGGTGCTAACACAGGCGCTGGTGGTAATGGTTCAAACGGGTGTGCGTTAGGCGGCGTTATACCTACAGGATCTGCTCAAACAAATAAATCAACAACTGCTACTTTTGGTACAGTAAGTTCATCTAGTACATCAACTAATGAAATTTATGTTCGTATCAAATTAACAAGTGGTCAATCGATAACAGCCTTATCATTAGAATCTGCGAGTAACTAAAAATGAGTATACCTATTTCACAAAAAGTCGACCTACTTTATAAACAGGCATTTGGTGTCACTAAAACTGACACAGAATCTAATAAAAGTCCAAGTAACGAGGCTATTGCTAGTCCGTTATTAAATCGTGGTGATACACTGTGGACACAGGCTGATCAGATCCCAGGAACAGCGGCAGCCGTTGCTAGTATTGTTCAAGCATATACAGGATCTAGTGCAGTTGAGTGTACAGCAGATAATACTACTGTACCAGTTGGCGGTGTTTACCCCACATGGAAAACTGATTTAACTTATTGGATACCACAAGAATTTGGTGCTACTTATGCTGTCGCAGTATATGTAGACGATTCAGGAGTTGCAGATCCAACTTCAACAGGTACTCAAATCTTTGGTGCTGGTTCAGGTGGAACTGGAGAGTTCTTCTATAACTATCAATCAGGTGTTCTTAACTTTATCGGAGAAACAATTCCGACTGCTTTAACAAGTAGTAAAGTTCTTTACATCGTAGGTTATAGATATATTGGTAAAACAGGTGTTACTAGTTTACCAGATTCTCAGATCGGTAATATTGATATCACTGATCAAACATTTACTGGACAAGATACAGATGCTAATATTATCTTTACTCCAAATGGCACAGGTCAAGTTGTCACTAGTGGTAACATTACAGCATCATATTTTTATGGTAATGGTTCTCAATTAACAGGAATCGATGCAACAGGTATTCAAAACGGAACATCAAATGTTCGTATACCAGCCGCAGATGGTAATATCGAATTAAATGTAGACGGTGGATTAACAGCAAACGTTACTGACACTGGCATAGTAATGACTAGTGGTAACTTAAACCTCGGCAATGTTATTGCAACAGGTGTAGGTACATTTACAGGAAATGTTGCAGGTGGAAACATCAGCACAGGTGGACAAGCAGATGTAACAGGTAACTTAACTGCCGGCAATATAGACGGTGGTAACTTAGTAGAAGCATCATACTTTACAGGTACATTAATTAATGGTACCTCAAACATCACTACAGTAAACAACGGTAACATTAATATCGTATCAGCAGGAAACACAACTGCTGTTATTACTGGCACTGGCGCAAACATCACTGGTACACTTAATGCGAACGGAGTAGCAACATTAGGCTCAGTCGTAACAGCACAAGTAACAGGCGCAGGTAGTGGTAATTTAACATTAACAGCGGGTTCAGCAGATGACTATGTTGAGATCAGACCTACAGGTACTGGTCAAGTTCACGTCGGTGGATTTAAAATTGAATCAGTTGGTACTCCAACTGCATCAACTGACGCCGCTACTAAGCAGTACGTAGATGATGTAGCACAGGGACTTGCAGTTCATGCTCCTTGTGATGTAGCATCAACAAATACATTGGCAACAATGTCTGGTGGTACTGTAACATATGACAACGGCACAGCAGGTGTCGGAGCGACTCTTACAATTTCTGGTGCAACATTAACAGCAATTGATGGAGTAACTTTAACTACAAATGATAGAATTTTAATCAAAGACGAATCAACAGGTGCTAATAACGGTATCTATGTATACACAAGTTCAACTGTTTTAACAAGAGCAGATGACTTTAATACTCCGACTGAAATGGCAGGCGGTGACTTTACGTTTGTTCAACAAGGTACAGTTTATAACGATACTGGTTGGGTAATGACTGATCCAGTAACAACAGTTGGTACTTCTACTGTTAACTTTGTTCAGTTCTCTGGTGCAGGATCATTCACAGCAGGTGCAGGTCTTACATTAACAGGTACTGAATTCTCTGTTAACGTTGATGGATTAACAACAGACATTCAAGGCGGAAACGTGGTTGTTAAAACTTCTGCTCAGTTAACGACTCCAGATATTGGAGCGGCAACAGGTACAAGTTTAACAGCAACTGGTAACGTATCAGGTGGTAACTTAACAACAGCAGGAATTGTCTCTGCAACTGGTAATGTAATCGGTGGAAATGTTTATGCTAACTCAGGTATTATAGGAGCAACTACATTAACAGGTTCTTTAAGTACAGCGGCACAGCCAAATGTTACATCAGTAGGAACATTAACAAGTCTAACAGCATCTGGTAACATTGATTCTACAAGCGGCATCTTTAATGGTGACGGTTTTGGATTATCAAACATACCAGCCGCAAACGTAACTGGTTTAAGTTTATCAGGTATTGCAAACGGCACATCTAATGTAGATATCGCATCAGCAGATGGTAACATCACAATGGGTGTTAACGGCGTTGCTGATATAGTAACTGTATCAGACGGCGGAATTGAAGTAACAGGAACAGCAGATATTAGTTCTACTGTAACTGCTCCCGCATTTACTGCTAACACAGGAGTATTCACTGGTGACGGTGGCGGCTTATCTAATGTAGCAGGTGCAAACGTAACTGGTCAAGTCGCATTTGCGGCGACTGCTAACGCAGTAGCAGGTGGTAATGTATCTGGTCAAGTAGCAAACGCACTTGTTTCAGGAACAGTATATACAGCGGCTCAACCTAACATTACTTCTGTAGGCACTTTAACAAGTGTTGCAGTAAGTGGTACTGCTAACGTAGCAGGTAACTTAAATGTAGGTACTAGTGAAATTTCAACACTAGCGGCAGGCACAGTAACTACTTCATCGACATCTCAAACAGCAATTGCAAGTTTTGCAGTTTCTGGAATTAATGGAATAGAGTTCTTAGTAAAAGGAATTGACGCAACATCAGGAAACACTTCTGTAGCATCAGTACTAACTGTAACAGACGGATCAACAGTTGATTTCGTTACATACGGTCAGACGTTCTTAACAGGAGCGCCTGGTGTATTAGCAGTAGGCTTGAATGGTAGTGATTTAGAATTGTTGGTAACTCCAACATCAACGAACTCAACAGTATGGGTTACACAATATAGGTTTATTTAATAATGGCGATAAGATCCTTTAACTCAGTTGGAGGGTTTTCGGTAGCCGAAACGCCCGTTGAGATAGTAAGTAACGTAGGTAACGTTACACCCACTAACTTAGATGTTAGTAGCGGACTATCTGATCTAGGCGCAGTAGGCAACATTACAATTACCGGAGGCTCCGCAAATCAAGCACTAATTACAGATGGCTCTGGTGGATTATCATTCGGTGAAGCAGGTCTAGCGGCAAATTCAGCCGCAGTTATGCCCTATATTATTAATTCATCTGAATCATATACAGTAGCCGCAAATTTACAAGGTCTATTCTCACAACCTATCGAAATAGACGGAGAATTAGATGTAGAAGGTATTCTTATCGAAGTGGGTGTTTCTCAAAACGCAGAATCATCACAGATTTATTTCGATAATTCAGGTACATTCTATGGTAACTCAGGATTTACATTTAATATTACATCAGGTAATTTAGATGTACCAGGAAATATTAATCCTACTGGAAGTATTATTCCTAGTGCAAATGTCACATACGATTTAGGATCAGCAAATTATCGTTGGAATGATCTATATCTTGCAGGAACTTCTATATTCTTAGGTGGTGGTACAATAGCAGAAGCCGCAAACGGCGCTATGGTCATGACTAACGGAGACGGTGGACAATTTATATTCGATGGTACTGATGATTTTCATACATATGCAATAGCACATGGTAATTCTAATGTATCTATAGACACATCAGGATCAGCAGTCACAATGGGTGTTTCTGGAAATGCTGATGTATTTACAATGTCAGGAGGCGGTGTCTTAACTACGACAGGTAATGTCGTACCTTTAGGTATTAAAACTGACAATTATTATTATGCAAATGGCGATGCAATCACTTTTGGTGAATCAGCGGCAGGCGCAAACACACAAATTCAGTTTAATAATCAAGGAAGTTTCGGTGCGACTTCAAACTTAACGTTTGATGATGCTTCTGGAGTACATAAACTGACTGCAACAGGTAATGTTCAAGGTAACAATTTCATTGCTACATCAGGAACTGTACAATATGGTACTCCTCCTGGATCAGGTACTATATCAGTAGATACAAGTACAACTACAGCAGGTGTATTTACATCAGGTATTTCTGATGTAAACATCGGATTACAAGCAAACATTGTAATGTGTGGTACTGGAAAAACACTGACAGCAAGAGGAAACGTTTCTGCTGACAATCTAAATTCTACGACACTTTCAGTCGAAGACTTTTATAGCAGTAGAACAGCAGTATCAGTTGGTAGTGCAAACACTACAATTGACACGTTTGGAGCATCAGACTATCGATCAGCAAAATACACAATGAAAGTTTCAGATAACACAGGTTATCAAGCATTAGAAGTTTTATTAGTACATGACGGAGTGACTCCGATTATGACTGTATATGGTTCATTATCGACTACTGGTTCGGACTTAGTAACACTAAATACTACTATGAGCGGTACAAATGTATTGCTACGAGCCACACCTGTCAATAGCAGTACAAGTGTGAATTTAATGGGGACATATGTACCAGACTAATAATTAGGGATAAACAACAACATGGCAACTAGAAATTTTAAAGTCAAAAACGGGTTAGAAGTTGGCTTAGCAACGATTTCAGCATCAACAGGTAATTTAAGCACAGTAAATGCTGATCTTGGTAATCTGGCCGTTGCCAACTATTTCGAGGGAGACGGTTCTAAATTAGAAGCACTCGCAGGTGGTAATGTATCAGGGCAAGTAGCCAATGCATTAGTATCAGGAACAGTATATACAGCGGCACAACCCGCAATCACATCAGTAGGTACGTTAACAGGATTAACAGTATCAGGCATTACAGCAACTGGATCATTACGTACAGATAATCTACAATATGCGAATGGAACTGCATGGGATTTACAAGAACCAGCAGGATCAAATACACAAGTACAATATAATAATGGCGGAGACTTTGGAGCAAAGTCTACTTTTACTTTTGATAGTGCTAGTGATCGATTAACAATCGGCGGAAATATAAACGCAGGCAACGTAGTGGCTACTGGTTTAGTGCAAGGTGGCACATTAGCAGGATCATTAACAACAGCCTCACAACCAAATGTTACCTCATTAGGAACATTAAGTGGACTAACAGTTACTAACCCAATTGTAGGTTCAGTTACAGGTACAGCATCAACTATTACAACAGCGGCACAACCGAACATAACAAGTGTGGGAACTCTTTCTTCATTAGACGTAACAGGAAACGTAGATACATCTGCAAACTTAGTTACTGATAGAATTATCGGTAAGAGTTCAGGAATTTCTGTTACAGCAATAGGAACTGACCAAGACATTACTCTTATTCCTACTGGAACAGGTGCTACTTCTGTATCATCTAAACGAATTAAAGACTTAGCAACGCCTACAGCATCAACTGATGCGGCTACAAAACAATATGTAGATGACGTTGCACAAGGATTAGCAGTACACGCACCGTGTGACGTTGCAACTACTGGCACACTTACATCTATCACTGGTGGAACTATTACATATGACAATGGTACAGCAGGAGTAGGAGCAACTTTAACAACATCGTCTGGTAATTTTGACACTATCGACGGCTACTCAGTACAAACTAATGACAGAGTATTAGTTAAAGACGAAGCAACAGGTGCTAATAATGGTATCTACGTTAAGACTTCATCTACAGTACTAACAAGAGCAGATGATTTCGATACACCAACTGAAATGGCAGGTGGAGATTTCACATTCGTATCAAACGGCACATCATTTAATGATTGTGGTTTTGTTATGACGGACCCCGTTGCGACGGTCGGAACATCAGATGTGACATTTGTTCAATTCTCAGGAGCAGGTACTTATACTGCAGGCGCAGGCTTAACACTAACAGGATCAGAATTTAAGATTACTGATACAGCAGTCACTGCAGGATCATATGGTAATGGAACACATAATGCTACATTTACAGTTGATCAAAGAGGACAATTAACGGCCGCGGCGAATGTTGCAATTACAGCAAACGCAGAAACATTAGTCGGAACAGAATTAAAATCTACAGTTACAGATTCAAGTCTTACAAGTGTAGGAACATTAGGATCTTTATCAGTAACTGCAAACGTCGGCGCTGGAAATGTCAACGCAACAGGTGGTGTATTTACATACGTATCAGGCGATGGTGCAAACTTATCATCGATTGCAGGTGGAAATGTAACTGGTACTGTAGCAACAGCAACAACAGCAGGAACCGTAACAACAGCGGCTCAACCCAATATTACAAGTGTTGGAACATTATCAGCACTAACAGTTACAGGTATTACAGCAACTGGATCATTACGTACTGACAATTTACAGTATGCTAATGGATCTGCTTGGGACTTACAACAACCAGGTGGAAGTAATACACAAGTACAATTTAACAACCAAGATCAGTTTGGTGGATCCGCAAACTTTACATTTGATACAGCAGATAGTAACTTAGACGTTGATGGCAACGTCACAGTATCAACTGGTAAGTTTTATGGAGACGGTGGCGGACTATCTGCTATAGCAGGTGCTAATGTAACTGGAGAAGTTACAAATGCCGCAACAGCAAATGCAGTTGCAGGCGCTAATGTATCAGGAGAAGTATCGTTTGCCGCTACTGCTAACGCAGTTGCTGGAGCAAATGTATCAGGTACTGTATCAAGTGCAACTACTGCTACAACAGCGGGAACAGTTACGACTGCCGCACAACCGAATATTACAAGTGTCGGAACTTTAACAAGTGTTACAACTTCTGGCGCAGTTGATGCTGTTTCATTTGGAACTAATCGTTCTAATGTCGCAGTCTCAACAAATACAGTGGTTGATGAGTTTGATCCTAGTGATTATAGAACTGCAAAATATGTAGTTTCTGGATCAGGTGATGACGGATATCAATCAGCAGAAGTATTAATGGTACATGATGGTACAGATGCATTTATTACTGTTTACGGTACTATTTGTTCTAATACATCAGCAGACCTCGTAGAGTTTTCTAGTAACATCAATGGTGTATCTGGAAACTGTACATTGTATGCAACAACAGGTAGCAATAATACAAAAGTCAATATGGTAGTAGACTATATATTGACTTAATACAATTTAATTAATCTAGTCTAAAAGACTATGGGGAATATGGAACCGTGGCATTAAGAGACTTTAAAGTCAAAAATGGCTTAACAACGCCAACACTTACCGTTAACACAACTTCCGATCTGGGAGCAGTAGGTAATGTCACTATTACAGGTGGATCAAGCGGTCAAGCAATCTTAACAGATGGTAATGGAGTATTATCATTTGGCAGTCCTACAATGGATGACCCTATTGCACCTATGCCCACACTTATTTCTTCTGGAGAAACAGCAGAAGTTCCCTCTAATTATCAAGGTATATTTGGATATCCTATTACTGTCGATGGCACCCTAGAAGTTAATGGTGTGTTAGTTGACGTTAGTAGTGACAGTTTACGAGTCGGTGGTGCCAACACTCAAATTCAATTTAACAACGGCACAGACGAAAGTATGGGAGCCAGTACGAATTTAACATTCAACACTACTACCAATGTTTTGCAAGTGGATGGAATAACACAAACAGGGAGATATTCTAATTTAGCACTACCAGATAGTGTTCAAGGAGGAATCATTTTTATCACAAATGGTAATAACAAACCAGCATACGGCGATGGAACTAACTGGTATTATTTTGATAATACACAAGTTACATAAATCAACGTTTATACGGGGTAAAAAGATAAAAACGATAAATAGAATTATGCTGAAATAAGGCAAATTTAACTATAATAGGGTAATAGGAAATGTTAATATTAAAACAAAATACGGCGGCATCAGTCCCCACCCCGGCTGCGGGTAAAGGTACAATCTTCTTAAGTGATTCAGATGTACTGTCAGTCAAAAAGAGTTCAGGATCAGTCGAATCATTCCCAACCGTAAGTGGTTCAAACACACAAGTTTTCTTTAATGACGACAATGCAATTAATGGTGATGCAAACTTTACGTTTGATAAAGCCACTGATGTATTAACAGTCACAGGAAACGTTGCGGCGACTAGAGTTTTAACAGATAATCTGTTATATGCTAACGGCGTTGCATGGGATTTACAACAACCAGCAGGCGCAAACACTCAAGTTATTTTTAATGACGATTCTCAATTTGGTGCAGACGCAACATTTACATTTGATAAAGACACTGATACCCTATCAGCACCCACAGTTACTGCGACTACACTAAACGGTTTACTTGGAACTGCCGCTCAGACTAACATTACTACAGTCGGTACCCTATCAGCACTAACAGTTTCAGGAAACATCGGAACAGGAAATATCTCTGCAACAGGAGAAGTTGCAGGTGTAGACGCGGCATTCTCAGGTAATGCAATTATCACTGGTAACTTAACAGTTAACGGCACAACAACTTCAACTAACGTAGATAATATGACTGTTGAAGATCCAATAATCAATTTAGGTGGTGGTGCAAACGGCGCGGCCCCTACTTCAGACGACGGTAAAGATCGTGGTGTTGATCTACAATACTATGATAGTGAAGCCTTAGTAGCATTTATGGGTTGGGATAACTCAGCATCAGAATTTATCTTTGGTGAAGACGTTACTAACTCATCAGAAGTTATTACAGTTAATAAATTTGGTAACGTTCACGGTAACGTATTCATTGGTTCAGGTGCAGGCTTATCAGCACTCCCGGCCGCAAACATTTCAGGAACTGTAGCATTAGCAACAGCGGCAACAACTGCTGGTACAGTAACAACAGCCGCACAACCAAACATTACTTCTGTTGGTACAGTAACAAGTCTCGTAGGTGGTACTGGTTCTTCAGCAGATTTTGGAAATGCAATTGCAATATTCGCCGCAGACAACACAGGCGCCGCATCAGGTAGTCATATTGGTGTTGTAGGTGAAGCAAAAGGTGACTCAACTGATACAGGCATCCCAGGTGTCGGTGTTATGGGTTACGGTGAAACAGCAGGCGCAACTAGAGGTACAGGTGTATTTGGTGAAGGTCTTGTAGATGCTTCAGGAGATACAGGAGCATCAGTTGGTGTAAGAGGTATTGCAGGCGCAACTCACTCAGGCGGTATGAACGTTGGTCTATATGGTAAAGCCCAAGGATCAAGTGTTAACAACTATGCTTTATATCTAGCGGCAGGTGGAATTGGTACTATCGAAAGTTCAGCAGAATGGGGATTGGTAGACAATAACGCAGGCGCCCTAAAATTCAGTTCAACAGGTAAAGCAAATATCTTCTTAATTGAAACTACAGATAACTCAGAAGGTATCGCAACAACAGGTTACTTAAACGTAACAGGTAATATTACTGCAACAGCAGGTATTAAAACAGACAACTATTATTATGCAAACGGAGCACCAGTTGACTTTCAACAGCCAGCAGGTT